CTTCTTTGGGAATGGTAACGTCGAAGGAAACGTGCTTCTGTAATAATTCCTCTTTTCTGTATATAAGATCTATTAAATCCTTGTTAGCCGAAGATCGAAGCTCTACTTTATGCTCATAATTAAACCTCTCTAATTGCTCATCTCTAATTTCCTCCATCCTCCTCGTCATACCCCCATGCTCTATACCAAGCTTGTCCTGATAACGCGAAATGTCTGTTCTACCAGCAGCCGCAGGAGAAACACCTAACCCACCAAGTCCATGCTTTTTCATATAAGGCACTACATCTTCAGACCTGGCAGCAAAGAAGAAAGCATCTCTAGTATCCCCACCTCCAGTACCCTTAGACCTCATCCCTTCGTCAAATAGCCTTATATCTCCCTTACTTCCATGAAACGCTGGAATTATATATCCCTGAGAAATCGCCCTATCCAAGATAGCTAATGTCCACTCATCCATCCCATCCAACTCAGCTATCCTCTCACGATATTCCTTCTGCTGCTCAGGAAGTTGCGTTATTTGAGTCTGTAGCTTCTCCTTATATTCCTTAAGGTCACTTACTTCAGCTATAAGAGCATCTGGATTATCTCCCGTGCTCCAGAGTTTACTCAGCAGATCCTCAGCGTCACTTATCTTACCCTCCGTATCAGCTAGTTCCCTCTTTAGGGACATTAGACCCGTCCCTATAGTAGACGAAGGATCGTCCATGATTTCATCAGAATACCCACTCCTTACATGCTCCCTACTCACCTCACCTACTGGAACATCACTCTTTTTGGCTTCCTCAAAAAGCTCTCTACCCCTACGCTCTCTCGCCTCTATCTGCCTATTCAACTGCTCAGTCCCTCCAGGATCGAAAGAACGCAGAAGATCCTCTTCAGGGTCAAGACCAGTCCTCCTCAAAATCTTGTGCGTTCTTGCGGCCACAGGAAAAGCCAATTCCAAAGGATCTATCAAAGATCCAACACCCCGCTCCCGCACATCCTTCTTAAGCCCCTGACCAAATCCCAACACAGTTTCCGTAAGTTCCGCTCTCTCCGGCACGTTCTCTATCCCTGGCCTCGTATAAGCCATATACCCCTTCGCTGCTATCGGGGCTAAGACCTTAACAGCCTCTACAGCAGGCGCAGTATACTTCTCATGCCACAACGCACCCTTATATCCATATCGCTGAGAAGTACTCATTCCCAAAAACTCTGCCGCTATACCCACCATACTAACGGCATCATCGAGCGACATTCCTATACCTTCAGGAGAATTGAAGAAGAAATCCTGCACATAGTCTCTTTTCTTCCTTCCCGAAGGCCCCTCAACGAAATCATGTCTTATAGGCTCCTGCCCAGGGTCTTTCTTCCCCGTAAGATCCCTGACAAGGATCTCCAAGGCCTTATACTTATTAGGATATCTTTGTCCAAGATACTGTAAGTAGGCACCTTTCTTCTGGCCTAAGGCTATATTAGTAGAGGAGCTGACGCTAACTTGAGTCATTTGGCTTTCCAGATATAATATTAAAAGTCATTGGAGGCACTACAATACCTTTAATCTTATTACGCCTTCTCCTGCGGCGTCTACGCTTTCTCTTCGGAGGAGCTGGATACATCTCAGTAGCACTCATCGCTGAGTTCCATTGCAAGTCCGGCTGTGCATAGCCTGGCATCTTAGAAAAGTCCGCGATCTCTTATTTCATTTTTTAATAAGCGCAAAAACGCATCCCACTCATCAGCACTACTAAATTCTAAAGGAATATCTGGAGAAGGAAAAGGCGCATCTTTCATATCGTCATAGATACTAAGTAATTCCTTGTCGTCCAAACTTCTAACATCTTTAATATCCTGTAATCCTTCTTTCGACACCCTGCTTCTCCCAGAAAGCGGAGGCATATCCTTGCTCATCCTAGTAGCAGGAGGAAGATCCTTAGTCGCCATAATATCAGCAGTCTTCTTAGAAGTCTCCACTCCCTTAACTCCACCAAGATTTAAACTTGGACCACTCCCCGATTTTCCAGACAGAGACCCTAAAATATGAGGAGATCCAAACACCGCTTCATCTGAGCTCCCTGCTATCGGTCCAGGATCCGCTCCAGCAGCACGTCTTGCTTCTCTTCCCTTCTCAGCACCCTTAAGGTCAAAGGTCCCATCTATAACTGCCTCTATAGCACGCTTAGCTTCATGCATCATACCAAAACTAGCAGGAGCACCTGTATCATCTGCTTTATACTTTTTCATTAAAGATATAACATATTTCAAAGCTTCTTTTAGTATACCTGGATCTCCTTTACTAGACCTTGCAGCTGCCACCATCCCTTCTTGTCCAATGGGGTTTCCAGTATGTAACTTCATAGCATCTAATACCGATTCCAGCACAGCCTTTCCGCCTCTAGCTCCCTTAAAAGCTATCGCCCCTCCCGGAAGCATATCCGCTGCAAGCCCAATCTGCTCCATCGTGCTAAACTCTCTGTCCCTCCGAGCTTCCACCTCTGATCTTGCTCCAGGATCCTCTGGCCCAAGAACTCTACTTGCGGCATCAGATACTGCAACGCCGCCCTCTTTCCTTCCAGGTTTATAAGCCATTATTATTCTATTCTTAGCGGTCCTCTATGCTCAGGACGTGTGGTATAAGGTAGGACCTTTACTTCTGCTCCTATATCCAAAACTCTTCCAATCTCTAAGGTATCTTCTTCTAAGAAACGAAAGCTCTTCCTCAAGTAAATCATCGTCTTCTGGCTGATCATCTACAGAAACTTTAGCGCCGCTAACTACTTTTTTTGCCTTCTTAGTAACTTTAATAGCCTTATCATCCTCTTCTTCCTCTTCTTCCTCTTCAAGCTCTTCCTCTTCAGCTATATCTTCATCCAACGATGGGCGTAAGTACTTCTCAGCTTCCTTTCCTAATCCTCCCACTCTTCTATCTAGCTCTATCCAACTCTCTTCAAGCTCATCGTCCTCTTCAGCATCTTCAGGCTCATTCAGAGTACGCCTGCTTACTCCCTGCATCCTAGCATTATCAAATAGAGTGGCATCTATACTACCATCTGGATTTTCCTCTATAAGCCATTCCCTATCCTTACCAGGCTTTTCTAACTCAGAGGAAACAATCTCCTTAGTCCTTTCAGACACAGAACCTAAATAGGTAAATTTCTTAGCCATTACGCACTTAGCACTTTCTTCGTTTTCCTCGAAACCTTAGGCAACTTTCCCCCCTCATCCTCTTCCAAGAACCTCTTAATAACACTCAGCTTCAAGCCTAACCGCTTCCTCAACTCCGGATCATTCTTAGCAGCGTGAAACAACGCTCTCTGGTCCTGGCTCTTAAAAGGCATCAGACCGTCACTGTCTCCCCTGCCTGCTGACCCTCACTGGGCAGGTCTCTATTAAAGCTATCAGCGTCCAAAGGACCTACCCCCGCATTTGCCGCTCTTCCATTCTGAAGGGCCTCTTGAAGTGCTTGGGCCTCTGGATTAGCGAACTGCGAAGTGCCTCCTTCACCCTGAGTCGTCGCCGCTTGAGCCTGCATAGTTTGAGCTTGCTTCTCAAGCATAGGAAGAATATCCTCAACATCTTTCTCATTGAACCCTCTAACTAGCAATCTACGCGCAAGCTCCGGTATGTTCGGAGGCACGCCATAGGTTTGAGTTAGAAGAGGTGTAAGCCCTGCAAACAGGTTCAACAAGTCCATCCACTGACTTCTCTCAACAGCCAAAGCTGTGGACTGACTCGAAACATCCATAGTGAATAAGTACTCGCCCTCGGAGAGTTCCTTACTCAAACTGATGAACTGGTTCGCATTCTTATCCAAGAGAAACAACTTCTCCGGTCGAAACTGTGAATCTAGTTGAAACATCTTCCTTGCCTTACGCACCTGAAACTCAGAGAGCAACGCCGAGCGCCGATTCTCCCTGGAGGTATTCTTCTTCTCAATGATAGAAGCCTCAGTCGCCGTCTCGGTCGCTGGCATCCTAACCGGCTGAGGCGTCCCTGCACTCCTATCAAACATCTGTTGAAGAAGGTTCAGCATTCCGCCTTTGTCCGATGGAACCGAAAGGAAAGGAAGGGGCATAATCACATTAGAGCCTTGTTCGCCAAGGCCCGGAACTTCCACAATAGATCCATCTGGAGCATCCAGGATGTCTTGGAGAATATCCCTGTCTATTCCAGCTGCCGGATCGACAAGCCATATATTCTTTTGCTTCCTTATAGTATAAAGGAACGAGTCCATTATCTCATTAGTCAACGCCTGGACAGTGTCCCCACCAGCCATAAGCAACGGCGGCTTGTGAAACCATTGCCTAACACCGGTCTGAAAAGTCAAGGTCTCTACCGGATAGTTATCAATCCTGTCGTAAGGCCATTCCTCTTCATACTGTAGAAACTTCTCATTGCCCTCTGCAATAGTAAAGAACAAATTGCGGAACTTGTTCTTGCCCGCAGGGAAATTCCTCGCCCACACTTCCCAGCCTCTCACGACATCAAAACCATCAGACTCCAGCTCCCCCTCCTTATCTGGAGCATCCTTATAACGACTAGGCTCCAGATCATCCACATTACGATAAGCTGGATTAGCTCTCACTTCATCTATCGGCAGCTCCCATCCGAAAGCTATCCACCTGGCGTCCATCGGACCATCCAGGCTGAAGGCATCCGTCAGGAATAAGTCCGGCTGCCAGCGAACGGCATAAGGAGAACCTCTATGAACATTAGTATTCGCACTTGGCGCCGGCCTATCATTAAAGAGCTTGTGAAGCTTTATATGGTCCATGAAGGACTCTTTCATAAAGCTCTTTACCTCTTCATTATCAGATTCCTCAAGGAGCATCCTCAGCTCATTCTGATGAACCTGTATATGGAAGAGATGATCCTGAGCATCCTGCACCCTCACCGGAATACCACCCTTGATGAAGACATTCTCCTCCGCTGGATCCTCCATATCAAGGACAGTCATGTCCTGAAGCATCTCTTGCTCAACGGCATCTACGTCAAGCTCGAAGCCTATCTTCGCCACGCCATAAGGGAACAAGAAAGCATCCAAAGCACAGCGCTCATCGACCCTCAGCTGGTTCGTCTCTCTATAACGATAATTCGAGATCTTTGCAACTCCCGAAGCCAGCGTCGCACCCTGAGGATCCATAGGATCTATTCTCTGCGCCGCCTCTCTTGTCTCCGGATAGCACTGAAAGGTAGGAGCTCTATCCAGCATATTAGCCAGGCTCTGGTCTATAAATCCATGAATAAGGCCACTCTTCACACGCCTAACGTGTTCCTCTTCCGCATCCCCAGCATCTTGTTCCCGCTCCGTAGAGGCCTCATTATAGAACTGGTTCACCAAGATATTACAAGCCTCGAACAGCGGCTTCACTTTCTTCTGAACGAAGCCAATCTGCCCTTGCCAATACTGTACTCTCAGGTCCTGCGCTGTAGGATATGCCATTTATATCTCTATAACAGATTGTTAGGGAGTGTCCAAACCCCAGTTATCATCTAGCGGGCTGGCCTCCGGAAAAGGAACAACAATACCTTCGCTTCGCCTCTTGACCCCTCTTCTAGCCCTCGTGTTCCGCATAACATACTCATCAAATGTAAAAGCACTTGGGACTATCTTGTTACTCCCAGTTAACACCTCAACTGCCCCTACAG